GGCAGCTCCGGCTATGCCGCGAAGATCGGCAGCTCCGGCGATGATGCGCAGATCGGAAGCTCCGGCGATGATGCGCAGATCGGCAGCTCCGGCAAATACGCGCAGATCGGCAGCTCCGGCGATGACGCGAAGATCACGATTGAAAATTACCACGGTGTAGCGGCGGCTGTCGGCAAGCGTGGGAAGATCAAGGCTTCTATTGGTACATGGTGCACACTCGCCGAGTACGGCGAATGGGACGGAGAGGGATACCCCTGCATCTGCGTGAAATCATATCAGGTGGACGGCGAGATTATCAAGGCGGATGTGTTCTACACCCTCCGCAACGGAGAGATCGTAGAGGCGGAAGAATGATCTACGTCGGTATAGACCCCGGCAAGAACGGCGGCCTTGCCATTCTTCAAGGGGAGGAAGTCCAGACGTTCCGGTATGACCGCGACACCTACCGCTGCATCATGTCCGACCTGCGCGGAGAAAAGGCGGTGTGCTGCCTGGAGCACGTCAGCGCCATGCCGGGGCAGGGAGTGACCTCTATGTTCCACTTCGGCGAGGGCTTCGGCTGGCTGCAAGGAATGTTGGAAGCATACGAGATCCCCTATGAGCTCGTCCGCCCTCAGAAGTGGAAGAAGGAATTTTCCGTCACGGCGGACAAGAACACGTCCATAGAGGTCTGCAAGCGGCTCTTCCCCGGTGTGAACTTGATTCCGCCGGGCTGCCGCAAGGAGCATGACGGGATGGCGGAGGCGCTTTTGATGGCCTTATACGCCAAGCGGAGGCTCGGATGAAACGAATTGACCTTACCGGACAAGTGTTCGGGATGCTGACGGTTGTTTCACCCGTCAAAACGGCAAGCTGGCTTTGCCGGTGCGAGTGCGGACAGGATGTAATTTACCAAACAGCCAATCTGCTGCGCGGAAAAAGGAAGTCCTGCGGCTGCGGGCCGAAAGGCTCAAAGCGCATCAACCTTGACGGGCAGAGGTTCGGGAAGCTGGTCGTTCTTCGCCGCAACGAAAATGCAACGATGGCGCTGAGCCACCCGGTCTTTGACTGCCGCTGTGACTGCGGTCGTGAGATAACCGCATACGGACATGATTTGCGGAAAGGAAAGAAAACCTCCTGCGGATGCGACAAAAAGACGCCGAAGAGCGACTTTGCCGACTTTGCCCGCCGACACGGATGCAGCGTGTGCGCGGACAGGAAGGACTGCGACATGACATTCTGCAAATACGAAAAGGAGCTGATTACATGACTTACAAAGAAGCAAGTAAAGCGTTCGGCGATGAAGTACCTGATTTGTCTTTGGAAACTTTAGAACTGGCAAAAAAAGCCGTCGAAAAGCAGATTCCGAAGAAGCCCATATACTGGCACTACTGTGCGGTGTGCGCATCTGATATTGCCGGAATCAAGGGAAGCGGCAACTACTGTTTCCGATGCGGACAGGCGATTGATTGGAGCGATGACAATGGAGAAACTTAAACATTGCCCATTCTGCGGCGGTATCCCGTACATCAGGGAGATTGTTTTTTGCGATCTGCCCGCCGCAGTAGCAGCCGATGACGGCTTGATTGAGCACATCAAAAAATATCGAGTGATTTGCGACAACGCCCTCTGTTTTTCTCATCAGCAAACACGGCTTTTCTCTACGCCGGAAAAAGCAATCGAAGCATGGAATAGGAGGGCTGACAATGGCTGAATACATAGAACGCGAAGCGGCGGTTATGCGATTGATACAGGACGGGTGCAGCGCAAAAAACGTACAGTCCATAATGGAGCTTCCCGCCGTCTCTGTCCCGCAATGGATCAGCGTCAAGGGCAGATTGCCGGAGGTCGAAACCGAAGTTTTGGTCGCTTGTGACAGAAACGGGTACCGTTTTGTCTGCCCTGCAATCTACGAGGACGGCACAGTCTTGACGCAAGACAGTATCTGGAATTGGTACGAGCTGGAAAACTACGGGACGTACAGCGAAGAAAATGACGATTATTTTGTTCCGGAAGTATGGTGGGAAAATCGACAGTTCACGCCGGACGATATTTACAACAGCCCGGTCGATTGCGCTGTTACTCACTGGATGCCGCTTCCCGAACCGCCGAAAGGAGATGCAGATAATGGATGAATACATTTCACGGCACGAAGCAATAAGAGCGGTGCAGCTTTCTTACGGCAACTATGAAGCGACAAGAAATGCGCTCTATGAAATTCCCGCCGCCGACGTTGCTCCTGTATGGCATGGGTGGTGGGCAGATAAACAAGGCGGGTTTTGGGAGACAGCAACTTGTAGTATTTGCGGCGAGAAATATCCTACCGTTGGAATCGTTCCGAACTACTGCCCCAACTGCGGCGCAAAAATGGACGGTGCGGAATGAAGATATACAAGAATCCGTGGGTAACGCGAGAAAGCTACTTTGTGAAAACTGGCACTGCAAAGTCGGCAAAGATGGAGGCGGCGAAATCCAGCGGATATTCTATTGATTTTTGGGACGGTAAGTGGGTCGTCCGTAAGACAGCCTATTATAACCTGTCCCTATCTGAAATGCCTGTTGTTTGCGAAAACAGATGCAGTTTGCAGGCGCGAATTGATAAGGCGATTGTGGACACGGTACTTGGATTTGTTGAGGTTCGGAATGAACGACTGTGAATCCTGTATCCACTATCCGCCGAGCGCTACGGACGGAAAGCCCTGCTGCTTCTGCGAAACGACAGACCCGCTGCTGAATTGCTATCAGAGAAAGGATGAAGACATCGATGTTTGAAGAAAAAATCATCTGGCACGAGATCACGACGCGCCGTCTAACAGCAGAAGAAGAAACAGAATATATCGAACGTGGATACGCTAACTACGAGATTCCCGAATATGCGTTTTCCTGCGAAATGCCGGATGACGGGCAGAATATTCTTATCGCCACAATCTTTGGAGTGTCGCAGGATATGTGCATGAGCGACCGCGACGAATACGGCGACAAACTGTTTGAGCTTGAAGAACACGGCGACTGGGACGGCGTGAAAGCGTGGGCGGACATGCCGAAGTATAAAGGCGGTGACAGCGATGCATAAACCCTGCTACGGAAAATGCCCCCGCTGTGTGTGGCGGTGGAATGGGGGGTGTTCGGAATGGCAAGACTAATTGACGCCGACGAGCTGAACAAGTTCCCGATTCGGCTCGACCACTACGACAAGGAACACGGGAGCGAGGTCTTCGTCCTCGGCATTGAATCCGTGCTGGAGTATGCCGAGTATCTGCCTACCATTGCCGCTGTCCCCGTCTCCGAACTTCTCTCACTACGCGACAACCTGTACGAAGATAATCTTATCACGAGGCGGGGGCTGCGCGATCTCAACGTGCTGATCGCTAAATACGAAGGAGGAAAAGAAAAATGAAAAAGAAAGCTATGCTGTCCCAGCCGATGGCGGGACGAACGGAACAGGAAATCATATCCGCGCGCGACCACGCCATCGCCGAGCTGGAACGGCGCGGATATGAGGTCGTGAACACGCTGTTCACGGACGAGTGGTACAGCGCGGAGAAAATGACGGAGCGCGGCGTTGTTCAGATTCCGCTTTGCTTCCTCGCAAAGTCTCTGGAAAACATGAGCCTTTGCCATGCCGCCTACTTCTGCCACGGCTGGCAGAACGCGCGAGGCTGCCGAATCGAGCATGACGCGGCGGTAGCCTACGGCCTTGAGGTGATCGAGGAATGAGACTGATTGATGCAGAAAGCCCGCAGAACGGAATATACGTTTCCGATCTGGTAATCGAGGAAATGAAAAAGATTCCGACGGTCGATGTTGACCGACCCACCCGCAGCCAGTTTAAGCGTATGGCGGTGCAGCTGGGGTATGAACCGGTGGTGCGGTGCCAAAAATGTGTGCATTGGCAAAAGTTCAACGATGACATGCGAAGAGACGGCATGTGCGAAGCACTTCTTAACTTCCACGGAGCAGAACGTAACATGACAAACGAGAACTTCTTTTGCAGCTACGGAGAAAGGAAAGAAAACGATGACGCTTGAAAATGCAATAAAAACGCTTGACGATGTTATCCCGCCGCACACGCACAACACGGTAGACCGGGAACATATGCCGATTGTCCTTGCGTGGGAAGCGGTAAAGGTCGAACTCGAAAACCGTGAGCCTGTTGTGCATTGCAAGGACTGCTTACATTACTGCGAATGCGTATGCGATTATCACGCGGCGGCGGTTTGCGCAGACTGGTTTTGCTGGGGCGGAGAAAGGAGAACCGATGAGCAGTAAATCAAAACGAAAGCCGAAAGATGTCTCCATGCACAAGGCCGTGTCCATCGCCATGACGATCTTCGTCTGGGCGTGGATGGAGTGCTTCAATCCTACGCAGGAGGACGTGAACAAGCTGTCGGCGGAGGTGGCGAACATCCGGGAGAGCGTCGGAAGCGGCAATCTCAACGTCTGGATGGTACGCGACGCCATAAAGGACGAGTTCGGTTGGGAAATATAAACAGACCCGCCGTAAATAAAAACGCGGCACAGAGCGTTTAACATTGAATGACGAGGTGAGAAAGTGAACGAACTCTGGAAAATGAAATGCAAGGCCGACCTCTTCAACCTACGGAAAAACGAGGCGGCGATCCAGTCCATACCGGAAGAGATCGACATGGAGCGCGAACGTATGACGTCCATAAAGAGCGCATCCACGGGGACGGCACCGGTGCAGGGCGGCGGCACGTCGTATGAGGAACGAATGAACAACAGCATTTGCCTGATTGATCTTCTTTCCGACAATCTGCGCTTTGCAGAATCGGAGGTGCGTCTGACGAAGAAAGCTCTTGCCACGCTGACAGACGAGGAACAGCGTATTCTGGAAGTGCTGTACATCGACAAGCAGAAAAACGGTGTGCAGCGGCTTTGCGATGAGCTCGGCTGTGACGACAGCACCGTATGGCGCAAGGCAACTCGCGCATTGTCCGGCTACTGCACCGCTCGCCACGGGACGCGGTGAAAATGCGAGTTTTCTGCCAGTGACTTTTCAAAAATCCGTGATATAATAATAGCATCCAAAGCCACGCAGAGACGCCGGACGATCACCGAGCGCCAAAGCGTGGCTTTTTATTTTGGGCGTTGCCGAAAGGCGGGAAAGCCGTACGCAGCGGAGGGGGCGGCGGAGATGGGGAAGATTATGGACGTTAAGAATATCCCAATCAAAGAAATCGTGCCGTATGCGCAGAACGCGAAGAAGCACGATAAGCGGCAGATCGACAACGTGGCGCAGAGCATCCGCCAGTACGGATTTGTCTAGCCTGTCGTTATCGACCGCGACGGCGTGATCGTCATCGGGCATTGCCGCGTTCTGGCGGCGAAGAAGTTGGGAATGGAAGCCGTTCCTTGTGTCTGTGTAGATGATCTAACGCCGGAACAGGTCAACGCCCTGCGCCTCGTTGACAATAAGACCAACGAGAGCGATTGGGATATGGATCTTCTTTCGATGGAGCTGCCGGAGATCGACCTGTCAGCGTTTGATTTTGATTTCAACATTGAGACAGATGCGGATTACGGAACGGATTTTAGCCTCCCTGACGGTGATAAGCCGGAAATATGCCAGATGACATTCACCCTCCATGAGCGGCAAAAGGAATTGATAGAATATGCTATTAGCCTTGTTGAGGATGGTGTAACGGAGACGTTTGGGAACACAAACAAAAACGGTAATGCGTTGTATGAGGTGATTCGGCAATGGGCGAGGCAAAGGGAATAAACGTTCGTGTCATTCCGGGGAAGGTTGCGATCCCGTTTATAAAAAAACACCATTACAGCGGTAAGGTTGTGAACAACAGCAGCCTCCATTTCGGCGTCTTTATGAATGGCGTTTTGCATGGCGTCATGTCGTTTGGGCCGTCCCTCGACAAATCGAAGATGCAGGGGTTGGTATCCGGTACAGGGTGGAACGAATTTCTCGAATTAAACAGAATGGCGTTTGATGATACCCTCCCCCGGAATAGCGAATCCAGAGCAATTTCCGTTGCCATGCGCCTAATACGGAAAAATGCCCCGCAAATCAAATGGGTAGTTTCATTCGCCGATGGCTGCTCCTGCGGCGACGGAACGATCTACCGCGCCTCCGGCTTCGTTTTGACGGCGATCAAACCGAACGGAAACCTCATACAACTCCCTACGGGCGAGAAAATCCACAAAATGACATTGGAGAGCAATCCGACAGCGCCACGCAAGGAACTGGGCGGAAAGAGCTACTACGATATTACAGGCGGGCATTTTGATTTTAGACGGTATGTTGATGTCGTTGGCGGAAAAGTGCTGCCAGGATATCAATTGCGATATATTTATTTTCTCGACCCAAAGGCACGGGAAAACCTCACCGTTCCCGTTATTCCGTTTTCAAAAATTGATGAGATCGGTGCCGGGATGTATAAAGGCGAAAAGGTAACAATGGCGGACAGGCACATAGCGAAATAATACAGGCGGTGGTAGTTCAACGGCAGAACAGCTATCTTCCCGATAGCAAACGGCGGTTCGAACCCGACCCCACCGCTCCAACAACACGGCGACTTTTCATTTTCAAGGGAGGGAGGGTATGCCACGAAAGGGCAAAGAAAACCTTGTTCCATTGGACAAACGAACAAAGGAAGAGCAAAGGAAGATCGCGCAAAAAGGCGGTATAGCCTCCGGGGAAGCTCGCAGGGCTAATAAGAGCCTTGCATCTCTCGCAAAGTCGATAGCGCAGCAGCCCGCGCCGGAAAAGCTCAAAAGCCAGATCACGCGTGCCGGTCTCGCCATTGATGACGAGGACATGACATGTAATGCAGCTATTGTGGCTGGCGTATACGGCAAGGCGATAAGCGGAGATGACAGAGCCGTTGACCGGTGGGAACACTGGACAAACGACGCGGCGGCAGAGGATAAGCCGTGCAGGATTCCTGCCGAGCTTATCGGCAAGGCATTTGTGGACATCAACCGACATATCGAGCCGAACAGGGATTACATCTTTGACGGTGGTCGTGCCGGTCTGAAATCGTCCTTTATATCTCTCAAAGTCCCGGAGCTTGTGGAAAACAATCCGATGATGCACGCCTGCATCGTCCGCAAGCAGACGAACACGCTGAAAGATAGCGTTTATTCGCAAATCCAATGGGCTATCAATGAGCTTGGCATAGCGGGAGACTTTGATTTTAAGGTTTCGCCTCTTGAAATCACGCTCAAAAAGACTGGGCAGAAAATCTATTTCCGTGGGTGCGACGATCCGGTAAAACTGAAATCCATAAAGCCGCCGTTCGGTCATATTGGCATTCTATGGGTGGAAGAGCTTGACCAGCTCGCAGGAGCTGCGGAGCTGCGAAGCGTGAAGCAATCCATTCTCCGCGGCGGTGTTGATTCCTATTTCTTTGCGTCCTATAACCCACCGAAAAGCCGTGCGAATTGGGTAAATCAGCAGATGTTAGAGCCGAATGAAAACCGGGTGCGGCATCATTCGACGTATCTTGAAGCGCCCCCCGAATGGCTCGGCACAGTGTTTCTCAACGACGCGGAACACCTGAAAGAGGTCAACCCGGCGGCATACGAGCATGAATATCTCGGCGTACCCAACGGCGACGGCGGAAACGTATTTGACAACATCACAGCGCGGGCGATCACGGATGACGAGATAGCGCGATTCGACCGGATATATCAGGGCGTTGACTTCGGGTGGTATCCCGACCCGTTCGCGTTTCTGCGTATGCATTATGACGTGGCGCAGGAGACGTTGTATTTCATCGACGAACACCGGAGCAATAAGACGAGCAATGCGGATAATGCTGCATGGATAAAAGAGCGCGGATACGATGACTTCCCTGTCGTTTGCGACAGCGCAGAGCCGAAAAGCGTTGCGGATTTACGAGCAAGCGGCTTAGATGCAAGGAGCGCTATAAAAGGTCCCGGTAGTGTTGAATACGGTATGAAATGGCTTCAATGTCGCCGGATAGTTATTGACCCGGCGAGAACGCCGGAGGCATATAAAGAGTTTATCAACTATGAATACGAACGAGACAAAGACGGAAACGTAATCAGCGGGTATCCAGATAAAGACGACCACTTTATTTCTGCTGCGCGGTACGGAATGGAGCGGACATTTAGACTGTACGGAGTGAGAGCATGAACATATACGAGGTTTTGCGGGCGCGGGGATATACTACCGTGCCGGAAGAGTTTTACACTTACATTCAGAACTGGAAGAGCTGGTATGACGGGTATGTGAAGCAGTTCCACCGTTACCGCATCTGGAACGGCATGAAATATGTCCCCTGTCGCCTGTATTCTCTCGGCATGGCGAAAAAGGTTTGTGAGGATTGGGCGAACCTTTTGCTGAACGAAAAATGCAAGATAACGCTTGAGGGGAAGCCAGAGCAGGATTTTATCAATTCCGTTTTTGAGCGGAACAACTTCACCGTCAAGTCGAACGAGATGCAGGAGATCAAGGCGGCTCGCGGCACGGTTGCGTATGTGCCGACGGTCGTTAATGCGTCTGTTGATGAGCAGACGGGCAAGGTGAACGGCAACGGCGGGGAAATCCGCATTGACTATGTCCCGGCTGACCTTATCCTTCCCCTTACCTGGGAGAACGGCATTGTAACCGAATGCGCGTTTGGCTCGCACAAGTCCATCAAGAAAGATTCTTACCTTTATATCTGCATCCACAAGCGAACGGAAAAGGGAACATATGACATCGAAAACCTTTTGTATCGTGACACAAAGGGCAGCCTGTCGGAGGTGAAACTTGCCGATGTGCCGGGGTTTGAAAATGTAGCTCCGGTCGTGCATACACCGTTTACGCAGCGGATGTTCGTCATTGACCGGCTGAACATCGTCAATAACGTTGATGCAACCCTGCCGATGGGCATTTCGGTATTTGCGAACGCCATAGATCAGCTAAAGGGCGTTGACCTTACATATGACAGCTATGTGAACGAGTTCCAGCTTGGTAAGAAGCGCGTCATGCTAAAACCGCAGGCAACAAAGAATTTTCACACGGGCGAGCCGCTGTTCGATACAAGCGACGTTGTTTTTTATGTTCTTCCCGCTGACGGGCAGGACGGAGAGATCATCAAAGAGATCAACATGAACCTTCGCACGGCGGAACACAACGCCGGTATTCAGGATATGCTAAATCTTCTGTCGAGCAAGTGCGGATTCGGCGAGAACCATTACAAATACGACAACGGCAACGTGTCTACGGCGACGCAGATCATAAGCGAAAATTCCGAGATGTTCCGCACGATTAAAAAGCACGAGATCATCCTTGAAAGCGTTCTCATTGAGCTGTGCCGCGTCCTGCTCCGAATGGGCAATGCTTATATGAATGCCGGGCTGAATGAGGACGTTGAGATCACGGTTGATTTCGACGATTCCATCATCGAGGATAAGGAATCAGAGTTTAACCGAGATGCGCGTATGGTGCAGATGGGGATCATGCAGCCGTATGAGTTTCGAATGCGTTATATGAACGAGGACGAGGCGACGGCAAAAGCCGCCATGCCGAAGATGGAGGCGCTTGTATCGGGCGATGAGTAATGGCAAAATATCCAATTACGCCGGAGTTCATGTACTCCCTGCCCCTGCCACTTATACGGCTGTATCAGCGTTTAGAAGAGCAAATCCTTGAGGATATATGCTCCCGTGTTGCCATGACCGGAGAAATGACGGAGACGGCGATAGAGCATATACGGTCTTTGCAGCGACGGGGGTATGATTACAAGAAAATCAACGAGTATATCAGAAAGACCCTAAAGCTCACGCAGAGCGAGTTTGACACCGTATGGAACAAGGCCGTCCAACGAAACCAGCAGTATTTTGATACGCTGATCGACGACAACCTTATTCTCGGCGAAAACAATTTCAATGCCGACCTGTTCATGCAGGAGATACGGTCTATTGAGATGCAGACGCTCGGGGAGCTGACGAACATTACCCGCAGCATGGGCTTTGCGTACAGAGCGTCGGACGGAACAGTAAAGGTTGATGATATAGGCAGGATGTACCAGCGCGTGCTTGACGATGCGTTGATACGCGTGGAGAGCGGGCAGAGCTATAACGTGGCGATCCGTGACGCAACTAAGATGCTGACGGACAGCGGCTTGCAGTACGTTGATTATGAATCCGGCTGGCATAACCGCGTTGACGTTGCCGCCCGCAGAGCTGTTATGACGGGCGTTACCCAGCTTTCCCGGCAGTACACGGAGCAGACGGCGACGTTGCTTGACACTCCGTACAGAGAGGTTACGGCGCACCGTGGGGCACGAGATGGAGAGGGTAAAACGCCATGGGCGAGCCACAAGAAATGGCAGGGGCGCATTTATTCCGTCCGTACCGGCGATATTTACCCGTCTATATACGAGGTCTGCGGCCTTGACGAGGTGGATGGCTTGTGCGGCGCAAACTGCCGCCATATGTACCATATCTGGATCGAGGGTGTTTCCGAGCGGACATACACCGATGAGGAATTGGAGAACATCGACCCGCCGCCTTTTGAGTTTGAAGGCAAGCAATATACCTTTTACGAAGCAACGCAAAAGCAGAGACAGGTTGAAGCGGCCTTGCGTAAAGTTAAACGTGAGCTAATAGCCGCTAAGGGGCGCGGAGACGATGAGGAGTATACCACAAAGGCTGTACGGTATCGTCGTCTAAACGAGGAATACGAGGCGTTCAGCAAGGCGGCAGGACTACGGCCACAATACGAGCGAGGGAACATTGCGTAGTTCGGCGCGGATGCTGCAAGAGAAACAAATCGTGCATACTTGGAGATTGTAAAAAAGGCTGACGGGATGTATGATACAGGGAGCGAGAACGGAAACGTTGATGCGTATCTCCGCGATCTTCCTATCCGTCGCAGGATTCAAAATGAGTACTCGCACGAGATGAACGTCGGGCGGCAGAATGGGCATTATGTCGGAACGAACGAGTATAATATGTACGTCCAGAAGCAGCAGAGGCAAGGGCTGTATGGCCCGAGTGTTGTTACTGTAACGCCGGATGAATTGAAAGAGCTTTTCAATCAGTATTCTAGCACCGGAATCATCATGCGGGATGAAAAAACAGGCAGATGGAAAGAATCGGAATTGATTACGGTCAATGATAAGATTATCGGGCAAACAGTGGATTTGCAAACCGGAGAAAAAATTGACACGACTTGCTTTACGATTCATTACAGCCGTAAAAAGGGCTGGCATATTGTTCCCGCTTATTCTGACAACAAGGGGAGGAAAGATTGTTATGTACAGTATCAATGAGCTGCTTTCATACAACTGCAAAGATGTTTTGGTAGAAACGAAAACCGGGCACAAATACAAAGGCCGCTGTCATGTATACTGTGAGTTTGGCGAGGATGAGGACACGCCGGAAGAGTATATCACTATCAATGGCGGGCTATGTATCGACGTAGCTGACATCTTCAAAATTACAAAGAATTAAGCATCGTGTAAACACACGGTGCTTTTTCTATGACCATTTTCGTGACCTCACGAAAATGATATCACTCTTCAAAAGCATAACAGAGAGCGCCGCCTGACCTTGTGGCGGGTACAGAAATAACGGTCTTGCTTTGGCAGGGCTTCCTTCCTTTCCCCCTGTCTTGCCCCTGCGGAGGGGGGATACAAATACCGCGCCGCTACTGCTCAACAGCGGCCATGCATAACAGGAAGTATCTGACGTGAAAGGCGTCTTGTGTTTTGCCGCGAGCACAAAAAATTTCTCGGTTAGTGGTGGTTTAAAACGGGCGCAGATACAGGGCTTCCCATCGCAGCCCTGCCCGATTATAAAACATTCAAGGAGTTTGTCTCTACGGAGATAGGCTCCTTTTTGTTTGCCGACGGGCATAAACGGAATACGCCGACGGGCGGAAAACGGAGGAATCATCATGGCAGAACCGAATACCAATCCCAACACCGCCGAGGGCGGGAACGAGGCTACTTTTACACAAGCCGAGGTAGACAATATCGTTGCAAAGCGTCTCGCGCGGGCAACCAAAGGAATGCCCACCGAGGAAGAAATGAACGCTTATAAGGCTTGGAAAGCCAATCAGCAGAGCGAAGCGGACAAGCTCAAGGGAATCGAGAAAGAGCGCGACACCGAAAAGGCGGCGCGGCTTGCCGCCGAAGCGAAGGTAACGCAGTTTGAGCGGGAGAAGTATCTGACCGCAAAAGGCGTTTCGGCTGATGAGCTGGAATTTTACTGCTTTAAGATCGGGCAGAAAGTGACGGACACGGTGAGCTTTGAAAAGGCAGCCGACGAGTTTCTGAAAGATCGCAAACCCGCCTCCGTGCGTGTGGATATGTCCGCGCACGTCGGCAACAGCGCCAACAGTGCTAATGGCACGAACGACGCTATGAACGCCCTTATTCGGGGCAAATTAAAATGAGAATTGTGAGGTAAACAAGACTAATATGGCTACTAACATTGTAAACAGAACTGACCTTTCCGGGCTTATTCCGGAACCTGTCACTCGTGAGATCATTCAGGGTGTGACCGAGGGCAGCGCCGTCCTCCAGATGGGCCGCCGTCTCCCCAACATGACGAGCAAGACCCAGACGATGAACGTTCTGGACATGCTTCCCACTGCCTACTTCGTGAACGGCGATACCGGCATGAAGCAGACCACCAAGATGAAGTGGGACAAGAAGAAAATCTATGCCGAAGAGATCGCCGTTATCGTCCCCATTCCCGAGGCGGTGCTTGACGATGCTGATTATGACATCTGGGGCGAAGTCCGCCCGCGTCTGGTCGAGGCGTTCGGTAAGGTCATTGACGGCGCTATCCTGTTTGGCACGAACAAGCCCACCTCTTGGCGCGACAGCGTCCTTGAGACTTGCACGAAGGCCGGTTCCGTCGTGGCGGCGACGCCGTACATCTATGATGACCTTCTCGCCGAGGGCGGCGTGATCGCCAAGGTCGAAGAGAGCGGCTATCTCGTCAACGGCATTATGTCCGCTATCCAGATGCGCGCGAAGCTGCGCGGTCTGAAAGACCTGAACGGCAATCCCATCTTCAAAACCGATATGCAGGGCGCGACGCCTTATGCGCTGGACGGCTCTCCTATGTACTTCCCTCGCAACGGCGCTTTTGACACTGCCAAGGCGCTTATGTTTGCCGGTGACTGGTCGGAGCTTGTCTACTCCATCCGTCAGGACATCACGTTCAAGATTTTCGATCAGGGCGTTGTGCAGGATCCTTCCGACAACTCCATCGTTTACAACCTCATGCAGAATGACATGGTCGCGCTGCGTGCGGTTATGCGTCTCGGCTGGGAAATCCCGAACCCGAAGACGGCGTATAACGACACCCTGTCGAAGTACTGCCCGTTCGCGGTGTACGCTCCCGCCGGTACGGTCAACACCGTTACCGTTACCCCGGCCACCGCTACCGTTGCTAAGGGTGCGAACAAGGCGTTTGCCGCCGCTGTGACCGGCGAGGGCGCGGTGTCTAACGGCGTGCTGTGGAGCGTTTCCGGCACGGCTGCTGTTAAGGCTGGAACGAAGATCGACGAGAACGGCACGCTGACTATCGCCTCCAACGAGACGAATACTGCTCTGACCGTTACCGCGACTTCCAAGCAGGACGGCACGAAGTCCGGCACGGCTGCCGTTACCGTGGGCTGATAAGCTGGAGGGGCGCAGATGTACGCAACATACACGTTTTACACCGATACTTATTTCGGTAGCGCCCTGACGGAACAGGAGTTTGCCCGCGCAGCAACGCGGGCAAGCTCCTTTATCGACTATTACACGATAGGCAAGGCGAAGGATTATCCGGACGATGACAACGCGCTTGCGATGTGCTGTTGTGCGCTGGCGGAACAGTACCAGATCATTGAGAACGCCAAAGCGCAGAGCATGAGCGGCGGCGAGGTCAAGAGCCAGACGGTAGGCGCGTGGAGCAAAACATACGCAAGCGGCACGGAGACGGCGGAAGCCGCCCGGAAAACGCTGGAAGACATCTGCATGGACTATCTGGCGTGGACGGGGCTTTTATACAGAGGAGGTCAGCGCTGTGTTCCCACATGTTGTGACTGTCTTTAACTCCTACGAGGACGACGACCTAAAGATGCACAACAGCATTACCATCCTTCGGGGTGTGCTGTTGGACGTGTCCAAGGGAACGAACGTTGCAAAGACGGGGCTTGCCGACGCTGACGCCGCCACGCTCTACATCCCATTTTCTGTTGATGCGGTCAGCACGACCGGGGATAAAAAGGCGTATGCCGAGCCGAAAGTGTTCTACGCGGCGAATAATCCGCAGGGCTTGTGGACGCTGGACAGCGGAGGGCAAAGCAATTCCACGTCAACCTATTTCGTCAAGGGCGAGGTCACGGAAATGATGAGCCTTGCGGAGCTTCATGAGAAATATGATTTCGTTTTCGATGTGACGACCGTAGATGTACGTGATTTCGGCGGCGACATGATGCATTGGCAGGTCGGTGGCAAATGAGGATCACGCTAAAGATCAAGACGGTGAGCGGGAAAAACTTCAAATCTGCCTGTAAAGCGGCGGAGATCGTTGTTGCAACGCAAGCGCTGAAAGACACGATTCCCTTTGTCCCTGCGCTGACGGGCGTTTTCTCCAACATGGCGCGGACGGATGGCAATGAGATTGTCTATACCGGCGACCAAGCTCTCTATCTGTATGAGGGCAAAGTCATGGTTGACGCCGCCACTGGTAAAGGCCCAATGAACATACCGGATGTAGGATTGCGCTGGCACAAGGGCGCAACGCTCACGCCGACGGCGAAAGACCTTGTTTTTACGACGGACATGTACCCGCAAGCTCAATCCCATTGGATGGACGCATCCTACAAGAAAAACGGCGACAAGTGGGCGCGTGTCGCAGAAAAGGCGGTGATTTCGTCCCTTGGATGAGAAAAAACCTAAAACTTTAGTGTCTGCGGAAGAAAATGCATACGTGAGCCGCGCCGTTCGGCAATGGCTGAATGCGTACCCGGATAAGCCGCTTTCCAAGCTCGACTTTGAATGGTTGGGTGAGAAAAGCGGTTTATGCATTTCCACCATTCAGGCGGCGTACAAAACCAAGCAGTTTATCGACGGATCGTATCAAGCACAGTACCAATTCAAACTTATTTATCGCGTCCCGGCGAAGAACGCAGACGAGAGAATGAGCGCGGATGAGGTGCTGGATGCATACGGCGCGTGGGCAGAGGCAAACGCGGGCAGGCTGACGATTGCGGACGGTATCCGCGTGCGCAAGGTCAAACGCGACACGGCGGCGGCTCTTTTTGCCAGATACGAGGGAGACATAGAGGATCACCAGATCCTCTTAACTTTAATTTACGAGGTGATTTAACGAATGGCTGAATACACGTTTACCACTGCTGCGGGGCAGACTGTGGCGCGGGAACTGCTTCTCGCTTATCTGAATACCGGCACGAGTTCTGCTCCTGTTTGGTCGGTGATCGGCAAGCGCGTAGAGGACAGCTCCGAGGAATACGACTGGTCTACCGAAAGCAAGAAGGACATCCTCGGCGACACTTACGGCACGATGAAAAAGCCTGTCATTACGCAGTCTTTCGAGCCGTGCGAGCTGGACAGCGGCGACGCGGCGCAGCAGAAGATTTGGAAGCTCGCCGTTGTCGATCAGGACGCGATGGCGCTCGCGGCTATGGACATGCTTATCGTCCACACTTACGCTGGATTTGCCGAGCGCTACGAATCCTGCATGGTCGAGGTTACTGGTCTCGGCGGCGAGGGCGGCGGCAGCGTCGGAATGCCCATCAATGTGACCTACGGCGGCAAGCGCACCATCGGCACGGCGACGAAGGGAACCAGCGGCGCTATCGAGTTTACCCCGGCGACCTGAGAACGGGAGGTTAAGCAATGCTTGAACTTAGACATGATACCGGAGTGCAGGAAATCTCCATCAACGGAAAGGTGACGGTGTTGCTCAACCTCACCGACATTGACTTTATCGAGCGCGTTTTTAATGCGTTTGACGCGATGGACAAGCAGCAGGACAAATATCAGGCGATGCTCTCCGGGGAGAACGACGCGAAGAAAATCTTTGCTGCCGCCCGTGCGATGGACGGGGAGATGCGAGAGCTTATCAACGGGCTTTTCGGCTTTGATGTTTGCACTCCCCTGTATGGCACGATGAACACCTATGCGATGGCGGACGGTCTGCCCGTGTGGTGCAACCTGATGCTCTGCCTCATCGACAACATGAACGATACCTTTACGGCGGAAAAGAAAAAGACGAATCCGAAGCTGCAAAAGTATCTCGCAAAATTCAAGAAATGATCTACTCCCTGCCGATGTCGCTTTCCGTCGGCGGTGCAGACCATGCGATACGCTCGGACTACAGGGTTATTCTCGATCTCATAGAGGTCTTGAATGACCCTGATTTTTCCGATACAGACAAGGCGGAGGCGACAATACAGACGATATTCCCCGATTGGGAAACACTGACGGACTATTCGGAAGCATTGGAGAAGTGCTTCTGGTTCATCGACCTCGGACAGCCGCACGGGACGAAATCAGCCCGTCTTGTGGACTGGGAAAAGGACTTCCCTTATATCGTCGCGCCGGTCAACCGTGTTCTCGGCTACGAATGCCGCTCTGTCGAATATCTCCACTGGTGGACATTCATGGGCGCGTACATGGAGATCGGCGGTGACTGCGCATTCTCGCAGATCGTGTCGCTGCGCTCGAAACTTGCCAAAGGCAAAAAGCTCGAAAAATACGAGCGGGAATGGCTGCGGCAGAATCGTGAGCTTGTAACACTACCGACGAAGTACACAGCAGAGGACGAAGAAATGTTGAAGAAATGGACGTGATGCGATGGCGACAGAACTTAGATTCCCGGTAGAAATCGACGCCGGGCAAGCCGCCAAAGAATTGGACAAACTCCAACGCGACATGGACAGGCTCAAAAAGAACATGGAGAGCGGCGAGGCGAAACGCGCACCCATCGTTGAACAGCTCAAACAGGCGCAGGATGAGGCGGCGCAGGCTTATGATAAGGTCGAAAAGCTGAAATCCTCATTGGCCGAGAGCGAGGCAAAAACCGCAATTAACGCCAATGCTGATCCGCAGACATGGATCGAAGAGACCCAGCGGCAGGCGGAAATCAAAGCGCAGCTTTCCGAGCAGGAAAAGATTCTCGCGGCGAAAGAGAAAGCCGCACAGCGGCTTGAAGCGCAGGACGCGAAAATCGTTGACAAACTGAAACAGCAGACAGCGGAGCTGGAAGAACAGAAAAAAAGAGCCGGGGAGCTGACGCAGACAATCACCGATGCGTCCAAAGGCGCTGACATCAAGGCCGCGATGGAGGTGGCGCAGCAGTCCATCAAAAGCGGCATAAAAAATCTGCTCAAATACGGCATCGGTATCCGCTCGCTGTTTGTTCTTTTCCGAAAGCTAAAGCAATACACCATTGAAGCGGTTAGGGCTTATGCCGAGAACGACCCGGAGACGAAGAAAAGCATTAACGAACTGAAAGCGTCTTTGCAGGGGCTAAAGGCGTCATGGGGCGCTGCGTTTGCTCCAATTCTTACTGCGGTTATCCCGGTATTGCAGACGCTCATTGGCTGGATCACAAAGGCTGTGGACGCTATCGCGGCGTTCTTTGCGGCTCTTAGTGGGAAAAGCACATTCAAGCGGGCCATAACCAACACGGGAAAGTTGAGCGACAATCTATCCTCCGGCGCTGGCGCTGCAAAGGAAATGAAAAAGCAGCTCATGGGCATTGATACGCTGACCATTGCGCAGGATTCGTCCTCCGGTGGCGGCGGGGGCGGTTCCGGCAGCGGGATCAAGTACGAAGATGTAGCCATCAGCGACAAGATCAAGAACAACCTCGGGCTTATCAAAAACCTGTTGGAGGGGATAGCAGCACTTGCTATCGGGCTTGCGTTCGGGAAAACTGCCGCGAGTATTGCGCTGGTTCTTTTCGGCACTCTGGATTTGATTGATGCTTTTAAAAATTTCATCAACACCGGAAGCCTTACGAAAGACATGTGCGCGGAGATGTCAACCGGGTTTCTTAAAATCGGTATCGGTCTTGCCCTTCTCACCGGATCATGGATACCGCTTGCAATCGGAGCGTTCCTTGCTCTCGGTTCATTCCTGTCCGGGTGGTGGGATGACATCACAGCGTTTTTCGACAAGATCAGCGGCATAGTCAATGGGTGGTTCGACAATGCGCTGAAAACGCTTTCCGAAAAGGGCAACGTCCTTTCGCAAGTATTCATTCTGCTTTACGGCGTCGTTCAGTATTCTTTTAACAATATCGTCGGCGCTATTCGCACGGCATTGTCACTTATAAAAGCGATCTTTGAAACGCTGGCCGCTGTTGTATACGGTTTCGCCACCGGCGATTGGTCGGCGGCGCTTGAAAAGATCAAGAGCGCGTGGATCGACGTATGGGTCGAAATCAAACGCTGGGGCGCGTCCCTTATCAACAGTATCCTTGGCACTGTGGAAGCATTTGTAAACAGCGTTATTACGATGTTCAATAACCTCGTCGGGGCGTTCAGCAGCGTTTTGCAATTCTTCGGCGGCGGCGGTATAAACTGGCGTGCAAGCTCTGTATCTATTCCGCGTCTCGCCAAGGGCGGCATCGTCAAAAAGGGCACTCCGTTTATTGCCGGTGAAGATGGCTCGGAGGCCGTCATTCCGCTTGAGAGAAACACACAGTGGGTGTCGATGGTCGCGGACGGCATCATTGACCGTATGACGGATAAGTTCGCCGGTTTGAGCATGAAAATGCCCGCCGTTGCTATGGGCGGTGTAGTGCCGCCTAATGCGTTTTCATCCGGTTATGGGTATGGTATATCCCCAGAGTTGGAAAGTAAGCTAGACGCACTTCTCGACCGTTTAACTGCGCGTGGCAACGAACAAATCAAACCGAGCGACGTTTACCTTGATAAGCGCAAGGTTGGGGAGATCATGTACACCTACACCGAGGAACGGAACAGGGGGCGCGGCAAATGAAACTGATCGTCAACGGCGTTGATATGCTTCCGTATCTTGACGGCGGCGGGTACACCGTGACCAGAGAGGACGGCGACAGCTCGGACGCAGGGCGCACGATGGATTACACGATGCACCGGGCGCGGATCGCAACAAAGTTCCGCATTGATGCGACGTTCAAGCCTTTGTACACCAAGGACGCTGAAATCGTTCTCCCTGCTCTCTTGCCGGAGTACGTAGAAGTAACATACACAAACCCGTGGTTAAAGGGCACGCAAGTCACGACGATGTACAACAGCACAGGAAAAGCCACAGTCGATACATCTTTCGGTGATGGGAAAGAACGCTGGAACATTGATGCGCTCGCCCTTGTGGAGAGATAGCCATGCAGAACACAAGCGCAACCTACAAGGAAATCGTCGCCGGTACGCATTGGTTCGAGACCAAGCTCGTCATCGGCGACGAGTTTTATTTGATCAATGAGCACGCAGACTATATCACGTTCGGCGGGACGAGGATTTACTACGATTCCGATTCCGGCGGCTATGGCGGGAATATGCTCAAAGAGATCAAGACCACGCAGCACCTTTTCACGGACGACAAGCCGATGGTCGGGTGCTGTGTAGCCGCGGAAATCGATGTCACGATGGTAAAGCCGACGGCGACGATCAAGAGAATGTCCTCCATCAAGCCGTTTATCCGTGCCGTGAACGACACGAAGGAAAGCGAATGGCTACCAAAGGGCGTGTTTTATATCGATACACGCTCCGACGGAGAGAGCACGGACGAGATCGTATTCCACGGATACGACGCGATGTTAAAGGCCGAGAACGATTTCCCGGTGAATGGGGACATCGGCGAATGGCCCAAAACGGACATTGCCGTTGTAAACCTTATTGCTGGACATATGGGCGTGGAGGTCGATACACGCACGTTGGACATCATGCAGCGTGGGTATCTTGTTCAGTATCCCGGCGGATACGCTATGAGGGAAATCCTCGGATACATCGCGGCAATGTACGCCGGAAACTTTATAATGTCGGACGATGGAAAGCTCCGTCTTGTCCGGCTGAATGAGATCGGCATCGAGACACACTATCTCGTGGATACTGCTGGGTATGTCCTCACGTTCGGAGGTGACAGGATCCTTGTCTGAATCGGTTTTTATTGGTCGTAGCGCTTCCGGGTATACGACAACGCCGGAACTGCCGAAATACACCAAAGTCCGCATCAACGTTGATGACGATTCCTTCTATGAGGCCGGGAGCGGGGATAATGTCTTAGAGCTTGACTGCCCGTGGGGTTCTCAGCAGATAGCGAACGACATCTTAGAGAGCATCGGGGAGTTCGTCTATCGTCCGTATGACACGGAATGGGCGAAGCTCGACCCTGCGGCAGAGCTTGGCGACGGCGTTACCATCAACGGCGTTTTCTCCGGTATCTATGTCAACGAAACGAATTTCTCAACGCTGATGGCGGCGCGTATCTCCGCACCGCAGGAAAATGCTGTTGACCATGAGTACCCCTACAAATCCCCGACCGACCGGAAGACCACCCGGCAGTTTGCCGAGACGCGGGCAAGCCTTAGAGTTAATGCCGCGAGCATTCAGGCGGAGGTCACGGCCAGAGAAACGAGCGAAGCGGAAATGCGGGCTGCTTTGGAACTACACGCGCAGGAGATCGCCGCGAGAGTGACGCAGACCGGCGGCAATTCCGCCTCTTTTGGTTGGTCGCTGACGGCGGAAGGGTTTGTTCTGGAAAGCTCCGGGCAGGAAGTGTTCAGGGCTACGAAAGACGGTGTAGACATCACCGGCAAGATAACGGCAACATCCGGGTTCATTGGAAGCAAAGACAGCGGGTTTACTATCACACAGAACGCCATATATAACAAGCTGTCGGAACTGTACGGGACGGTGGACGGTGTGTACATCGGGACAGATGGCATCGCCCTCGGCGGCGGCAAATTCCGCGTAAACAGCTACGGCCAACTATACGCAACGGACGGGACGTTTACCGGAAACGTCTATGCCAACCGGATACAGACGGGCGGCGACGCCGGAACAATTCAAGGCAGCCAGATAGGGTCTGGAACAATCACGACGGCAAACACTAACGGATATCTGAATGGCGGCGTCGCAAACGGGTATTTTGCCGGGGATGTTTTTTCCGGTGCTGCAACAGCGGCGGCGATGAACGCCTCTGCGGGATCCTTTTCTACCAACAAGGCTTTTCGCCTTTATGGGAAAACGGTAGTTGATAGCTCTTATACATTTACTGTTAACGGTGTAACACACCAGATTAAAGGATTGCGGCTCATTTAAGGAGGAAAAGTGGACAAAATTATTTTTCTGGACGGAAGTGAATACCCTTGCGCGTTCTGCGGCATTGCTACGGTTGGCGTGCTGTATGTCACGCTAACCGGCCTTTCCTTCGTGGAAGCGGCGGCGATTTTCGGAGATGAGAAGAAAACGGAGAAAATACGCTATGTTGCCGCCAACGGAGAAGAGACGGTGTTCGAGCACTATACCAAATTTGAATATCTCGTCAACGAAACCGGCGGACAGCGTGCGGCGCTGCGGCAGAAGTATGCTAGCGAGGTTTAAGCATGGAAGAACTTAATAAAATTAAGGAGCTTCTCGGCACTCTCCGCGTCGATGGATGGGAGAATTTCGAGAAGCTCGTTTACATTAAGCTGCTTATTGAAAAATTGATGGCGGCGGAAACGAAGGAGGGCTAATCCTTGGCGGACAAAACAGTAGGCGAGCTTCCGAGAGCATCAACCGTAACAACGACAGACCTGTTTGTTATGGAACAGGCAGGACAGGCTAAGTCTCTGACCGGACAAGTGCTTATCAACGATCTTGCGACGGCGCTTGACGGACACGGCGGCATTAAGAGCATCACTCTTAACGATGATTATACCCTTACGTTCACGATGGCGGACGATACGGAGGTAACAACTACTTCGGTACGTGGCGCGACCGGCGCAAAGGGCGACAAGGGAACGGACGGGCGGGCAATCACCAGCGTAACCAAAATCAGCACGTCCGGCCTTGTGGACACTTACAAAATCTCGTTCTCGGACAACACAAGCACCAACTTTACCGTGACAAACGGTTCATCCATTAAGAGCATTGCAAAGACGGGAACGAACGGCTTGACGGATACCTACACCGTGACGCTTACGGACGGGACAACCTCCACGTTCAACGTAAAGAACGGCAACGGTATAGCGTCCATCACGCTGCAAAGCGGAACGCACGCCGCCGGTACTACGGATACATACAAAATCACGTTCGACAATGGGGAGTTTACCACATTCTCCGTTTATAACGGAATGAACGGCTCCGGCTCTGTTGTGACAGTGAACACGAAATCGCCGGACGCCTCCGGCAATGTGACGTTAACCGGCGACGATATCCCCGTGAGCGCAGACGATGAAACTACGATTCCGGATGCGATTGAAGCGAAACAGGCGGCGACAAAAGATCTTGCCGCAGAAGCGACGCTTGCGGACGGGGACTATTTCCCGTTCTATGATGTTTCCGTATCGCTGAACCGGAAAACCCCTTGGTCTAACATCGTGTCAAAAATCCGCGCGGCCTTTAAGACCACGGCGCTGCCCGTTGATTCCGGCGGCACGGGCGCGAAGGACGCGGTGGGGGCGCGGGCAAATCTGGGCGCATTGTCTGACGCGCCGGGCGCGGTAGGCACAGCGAATCTCGGCGGCAAGGTCGTTACGGCAGAGAAGATCGCGGACAAGACGGTTGACGCTGGCCAGCTCGCTGACAATATCCCCTACACAAAGTTCGGCCTGTCCGCCGATCAGGTGCGGCACGTTTACGCCGGAACGACGGAGCCGGACGCCGGTCTCGGCAGCGACGGGGATATCTATCTCATGTACGCGAATTGAGGTGAGCTGAATGGCATGGAGCACCACAGCGCCAGAGCTTCCAAGCGGCAGCGCGTGGGAGCAGGAGAAAAGCGTTTCTGGAAGTTCAAACCATTGGAGCCTTTCCGGAAAGCTGTACATTGCCAGACTGAACGGAAGGCAGTTTGCCGTTAAAGCCGAGCTGACGAGCGCAAACGGCAGCTACGGCACGTATTACCCGCCGAGCAAATGGAAGCTCCGGTGCGATATCGGGGACGTGACCGGAACAGAGGATACGTCCTTCGACGTCTCCAAGGGGACGACCACATTCTACTTCATCGGCGAAGCCGGAGAGGGCGTAAATATCACCGTCAAGGTCGGCGGCGTAGACGCCGCGGTCGCTGTCCAAACCGCGACCTTTGCCGCTCCCGCGCTGCACGGCGCGACGGTTTATCTCAAGGTCGGCGGGACGTGGAAGCAGGCGACGCTGTACCGCAAGGGCGGCGCATGGAAAAATGCGCTGGCAAAATTCAAAGCAGGAGGTATATGGAAATGAACGGCATTGACGTTTCCGAGCATCAGGGCGATTTCGACTTCACCCCTTACAAAGATGGCTTCGTCATCATCCGCGGGGGCTACGGCATCCGAAATGCCGACCAATGGGCGGAGCGCAACATCGCCAAATGCGACGCGCTGGGCATTCCGTGGGGCATCTACTGGTACAGCTATGCGCTGAATGTGCAGACAGCCAAAGTGGAGGCGGAGCGGTGTCTGCGCTTCCTCAATGGCCGGAAGCCCCGGCTCGGCGTTTGGTTTGATATGGAGGACGCGGACGGGTACAAGCAGACGAACGGCTTCCCGTCTAACGAGACGATCACCGCCATGTGCAAGACGTTCTGCGCAGCTATGGAAGACGCGGGGAACAAAACCGGCGTGTACGCAAATCTCGACTGGTTTGAAAACCGAATCGGGGACACGGGGTATGACAAATGGATCGCGGCGTGGGGCTGGAACGACGGGGAGCATTATCCCGATCTTTCCGGAAAATGCATCTTTCACCAGTACCGCGGAGAGCCGCTTGACCTTGATATCATGCATGTCCCGCTGTCCTATTTCGACGATGGCGCGGCGGGCGGAGCAGAGCCACGCCCCTACGAAAAGGAAGAAATGACCGTGAGCATTCCGGCGATGGCGCAGGAGGTGCTCGACGGAAAGTGGGGCAACGGCGAGGAGCGAAAGCAGAAGCTCGGCGCGTGGTTTTACGATCTCGTGCAGGGCGAAGTAAACAGAATCATGGGGGCTTAATAATGACAGAAATGGAAATGGTGCGCACTCTCGCAGAGCTCATTGCGTTCGGAACCGCCATTGTTGTGCCGATTTTGAAACTCAACTCGAACATTGTCAAACTTACCGACGCTGTAACCGGGCTGAAAGAGGCAAACGGCAAACTGGAGGAAAGCAACACGGAAGAGCACAAGAAGCTCCACGAACGCATCAATCACCGCAAAAAAGAAAATGAGGAGCTGGACGACCGCGTGACCGATCACGAGAACCGTATCAGCATTCTCGAACACAAATAATTTTGGGAGGAAAAACCATGAACGAGATTATTACTACCTACGGCATGGAAATCATCAAGTACATCATCCTCGCCGTCTGCGGCATTGCCGCGTCCTACGCTGCGAATCTGTACGAAAAGTACGTCAACACCGACACAAAGCGCAAGGTAGCGGCAACTACCGTTGCGTATATTGAACAGGTGTATAAGGATATCCACGGTGACGAGAAGCTCTCCCGTGCCATGGCCGTTGCTGCCTCCATGCTCGACCAGAAAGGCATCAAGACCACGGAAGACGAGCTGAAAGTTCTCCTCGAAGCTGCCGTTAAGGAAATGAACGATAAGTTCAAAGCCGCCTGACGGCAACAAAAACTTTGTAAACCGACACTGCGGAATCATGAAAGAATCCGTAAAAACATTCTGCCGCATCAATGGCGTCGAGGCGTCTGAAAGCCTCGCAGAGACACTTTTTAACGCATACATGGAGAGTGCAGCCAATGACGACAGAGAGCCTCCTACGGAGTTTAACAACGCCGGGGACAAAGATTAAGCTGCAATTCCCGCGCGAGCTACGCGAACAGTTTGAGCGGGACTGCGGCTTTACCGACGAAGAATTAAAAATCTTCCGCCTGCGGGCAAAGGGCATGAGCGTTTTGCAAATCTCCTTTGCCATGCAGACGGACACGGAACTGTACGGCACAGAGAAAGTCGAGCGCCGTATACGGGCGATCAAGGACAAGATCGCCGCTGCAATCGAATGATGGATTATTGATGGATTATTGAGGGCTAACCGATGGGTTAGCCCTCTTTTTTTATGCGACAATGGGTGCAGAAAGGACGTGAAGCAATGGAAAACTACTACCAACAGCCACAGCAGTTTTACGGCGGATATCAGAGACCGCAGCCCATGCAGCAGATTGCTCCCGGATACGTCTGCAAGCCGGTCACGAGCCGCGAAGAGGCTATTGCCACGAGCACGGACTACTTTTCTCTCGGCGTCGTTATGCCGGACATCGGGCACGGAATGATATACCTGAAACGATTTAACCAGCAGACAGGCGCTTCCGACTTCTTTGATTTCAAGCTCTTCACCCCGGAACAAACTCCGACTGTAGAGTACGCGACGAAAGCCGACCTTGACGCGCTTCGTGCGGAGCTGACAGCGAAAAAGCGCCGGAGGGTAGAAGACGATGATGAATAATCCGATTTTCAACTTGATTAACCTCGCCCGTACCGGCGGAAACCCGATGACGCTAATACAGCAGATGGCGGGACGTGATCCGCGAGCGCAACAGGCATTAAAGATGGTACAGGGCAAGACGCCCGACCAGCTCCGGCAGATGGCGGAGAATATGGCGAAGGAACGCGGAACGACCGTGGACGAAATCGCCCGAGGATTAGGGCTTAAATAAACACTCTCCTATCAGTTTACGGCATCTTGACAAAAAGCCGCTTCTCGAATGCAGCCGGGAGGCGCGCGCCCGGATGTAAATAAACTGATAGGAGTTTTTTCTATGGCAGACGATTTTATGAACGGCTTCCTTGCCGGACAGGGCGACAATAACCGAAGCGGTCTTTTCGGCGGCGACGGTTGGTGGGCAATCATCATCTTTGCGCTGATTTTCGGTTGGGGGAACGGCGGCTATGGCTTCGGCGGCGGCGGTAATTCCGGCGGTGTAGTCGATGGCTATGTTCTTACCTCTGACTTTGCGAACGTTGAGCGCAAGATCGACGCGGTGAACAATGGCGTTTGTGACGGCTTCTACGCGATGAATACTGGAATGCTTAACGGCTTTGCCGGTGTGACGCAGGCCGTGACGAGCGGCTTCTCTGCGGCGGAGCTTGCCCGATGCAATCAGCAGGCGGCGCTCATGCAGCAGCTCAACGCCATGCTGATGCAGAATCAGAACTGCTGCTGCGAGAACCGGCAGGCTGTCGCACAGGTGCGCTATGACATGGCGACGCAGGCGTGCGATACCCGGAACACCATCCAGAATGTTGCCCGTGACATTACGGACAACCAGAACGCCGGAACACGCGCTATCCTCGACTTCCTCACGCAGAGCAAGATTCAGAGCCTTGAAGCGGACAACCAGGCGCTGCGTCTGGCCGCGTCGCAGAGCGCCCAGAACGCGACGCTCATTAACGCGCTGCGCCCGTCCCCCGTTCCCGCGTATCAGGTGCAGAACCCTTACTGCTGCAACCAGAACACCTGTTGCGGGTGCTGAAAATGTGATCGGGGCGGGACATCCCGCCCCTGAAAGGAGTTAAAAATGGCTTGCAAACCCGTTTGTCAGCTTTGCAAAAGGCTGATTCTTAGCCAAGCGATCACGTTTACCGGCGGAAATCTGGTTGTCAACCTCCCGGACGGCAACTATTCCAACGGAGAAAAATACTGCATCGTTCTGGCGCAGAGCATCCCAACGACGGCGACGATTAACGCGCCGGTTGTGTTCACCATTGGCGCGGGAACGGCGCAGTTCCCGCTGACGAATCGATGCTGCGCTCCCGTGACTGCGTGTGGTGTGCGGACGCGGACGAAGTACAGCACGATTGTTGTCACCAATGCCACGGGCGGCACGTTCCGAATGATCGGGAAACCGTGCTGCTCGCCGAGCAATGATCTTACCGCCATTAACGCGGAGACAGGAGCGACGACATGAGAGCGGACAGAATAAGACGCATCCGAGACTACCAGACACAGAATAACCGTGACTACGAGCCGCAGGACAGATACCGCGACAGCCGAGGCCGCGAGCATTACAACAATGGGCGCTATGCCCCGCGCAATGACTACCGCGACGAATACACGGACTACTACGACGACCGCCGCCGAATTGGATTTTCCTACGAGCCGCGCATGGGCGAGAGCTACGGCGGGGAGTATGACCGCGGCTATGCCGGAGGGTACGACCGTATGACCCGCGAAATGGCGGACGAATGGATGCGCGGTCTTGAGAATGAGGACGGCAGTAGGGGCGCGCATTGGAGCTACGAGCAGACCAAGAATCTTCTCGATCAGAAGAAAATAGACTGTGATCCGATGGAGTTCTATGTAGCCATGAACATGCTGTACTCGGACTATTACAAGGTGGCAAAGAAATTCAACGTCAACAACACGGAGTTTTACGCCGACCTTGCCGAAGCGTTCCTTTGCGATAAGGACGCGGACGAGGATAAGCTTGTCCGGTATTATGAATGCATCGTTGAGTGAGCAAAGCAAAAAGGAGGGCTTTTCAGCCCTCCTTTTCCTTGTTCGTAATGTAAAATGCAATCAGCCGGACGACGTACTCCGGCGGTTTGGAAACACCGCTCTCCCAGTTTTCAATGCTTCGTTTCGGGATTCCAAGCAGCTCTGCAAAGGCGCGCTGCGTGAGCCCGGTCGATTCACGCAGCGACTTGATCTCACTCATTGACTGCCACCTTGCACCAGAACACCGGGCGCGGAGCGTCGCCGCCGAAGTCGAAGAGCACGGAGTACAGCTCGCCGTCTTCGCCGCGGCAGATCGGGGAGTAGCCGTCGAAAAGATTGTCGCTCAGGTCGTCGGCGTAATTCTCGCCGCGGGTGCGGCGGATGTCGTCAAGCACTTCGCGGTCGAACTGCTTCGGCTCGTTCGTCCATTTGTAGCCCTTGCCGGTGAGATCAAGCTCGCGGTTGTCGATGATTTCAAATTTCATTTTTTTGTTCCTTTCCGGGGCTCAACCCCTCTGTATTTTCTGTTTACGTCTATTATATTACCACCAAATTGGTGATATGTCAATAAGAAATTTGGGAAAAAGGAAATTTTTCAAAAAGAAAACGCTGGGGATTAACCCCAGCGTTTCTTTCGCGGTATGCTGAATCTTAGTAGCCCGCCTGCGATGAAAAAGTTATGGAAATTCATGGTACCGGTGAGGGAACACCCTGAATTTTCGTCCCCTCGATCTACCGGTTGTAAGTCAATGTTTATTCCATCTTCGGAAAAGTCAAAATGTCCGTTAGGGTCTGCGTCCAGAAGCGTCCATACAACGATTTTGTCTTTGCCGACTTCCACGCGCATTACCAACGACAAAAGCGCGTTTACATCGTCTCCTGCAGCGTTTAACAACGCCCTAAGACGATCCTCTGGTATCTGCGTACCATCGGCGCTGTGTTTCAACGTTGTCATTTGCTGGTCAATTTCCGCAAGCTCTTCTTCAAGCTCCTGCATCTTCGTTTTCAATGTCTGGCTGTGCAGCCCCGCAAGAATCGCATTTGTTCCCGCTTCGAGCTGCCGGTTGATTTCCATCCTTCGGGCGAGAAGAATTTGCATTCGTTGTGTGGCGACGTTGATTATTTCGTTTTTCTCTTCCCGGATAATGCTGATAATGTTTTCTATGTTTCCCGGATTTCCAAGGATTTCGCGTATAGCATCAGCGACGATGTTTTCCAGCTCTCCTGCGCCGATCTGCGGGTTATCGCATTGCCCTGTTCGCTTTTTCCCGGAACATGCGTAATAGTAATACGTCTTTTTCGAGCTGACGATCGTCATGGCGCTTTTGCATTCCCGGCAGAACACTTTCCCCTTGAGCGGGTATTCTCGTGCCTTCGGTGGCCTGCCAGCCTGCACACGTCGGTTATCTTCCATCTTTTTCTGCACCCTTTCCCACGTTTCACGGTTGATGATTGGCGGGACGGCGTTCTCCATCCGCATTGTTCTGATTGAAAAAGAATGCGAATTTCGCGTACCGTCCGGTCGGCGCTCGCTCCTGCCGTACACGATATTCCCGATATACTTCTCATTTTTCAACAGGTCATGCAGGCTGTTCGTTCCGAAGCATCCGCCGCGCTTTGTGCGCTTCCCGGAATCGTTCAGCCATTTTATTATTTCCCGATACGATTTCCCATCGGCGTACTGCCGGAATATCTCCCGCACTGTATCTGCCTCATCCTCGTTGATGACAAGGCGCTCGTCCTCTACGTCGTACCCAAGCGGCGGCTTTCCACCGGTGTGTTTGCCCTGCTCCGCCATGTAACGCATCTTTTCGATGACCTTCTGCCGCGTTTGGAGCACCCACATCTGATTCATCAGAGCCATGCTGCCCTCGGATAGAAACGTCATCGGGTCGCGCAGATCGCCGCCGATGATCGGCTGCGTCACGGCAACGACGCGCACGCCGTAGCACGCTACCTGTTCCCGAAACTGAAACCACGCCGTCAGCTTGCGGAACATCCGGGATTGATCGTATATAACAACGGTATCCGCGCCGCCCTCGGCGAGCTGCCGCATCATCCGGGAATACTCCGGTCTGGTGTTCTTCATGCCGGATGTAGCTTCATCCGCGAACACGTCCAGCACAGGCAGATGCTCCCGTGCGCACCACTCGCGGCACTTCTGCACCTGCACGTCGATGCTGTCCACCTCTTGATTGTCGGTTGAGAAGCGCGCGAGAATGTACGCTCCGTGTGTCAGTCTCATTTCTTTTTCCCCTTGTGAATGCTCTTGAAGGCGTAAATGATGGTTGCAACGGCGGCGTTCAGTATCAGGGCGAGAACGCCCGCAAAAATGCTTGTCCCCGCCGAGCGGAAAATCCCGGCGGTCTCTACCTGAATGTCGAAGATGACGTACCATACAACGGCACATAAAAGAATACTGCATACGCCTATGAGTCTATAAATTGTCCTTGTGTGCGTTTCCCCCTGCTTTTTCAGCCCTGCGTTCGTTTCTTGCAGGTGCTTTACTTCGCCGGATAACCGCACGTTCTCCAATTCCAGCTCATGGACATACTGTGTGTCCGGCTGCTCATCCAGACCGACAAGCTCATTCAGCGACAGATTCAAAACCTTACAAGTGGCAGCGGCATAAAAAAGGAGCGGGTGCTTTACCCGCCCTGCATTCGTGTCGCAGATGTTGTTGTAAGGGACGCCGGACAGGTCGGACAACTCTTGCAGGGTAAAGCCGCTGGCATTTTTCGCCTTGCGAATTTTGGTGGGATAATCATCTAAGTAAGGCTGTAGGTCTGTGAGCGCGGACACTTTTTTTACATCTCCATTCAGTTGTTGGATTTCCCAGCAGTTTTGGGAACGGTTCTTGAATTTTCCTCCTGATTTGTGATTTACAACATGGACTTTATAAACAGAAAAGGGTACGCTTGAGACGTGGCAGACGTGTCGGTTTACCACCTTACCCAAAGCCCCGGCAGAGGTTGCCGCCAATGCCGGGGCACTTCTCACTTTATGATGTAAGCGGACGCCTCATAAGACGTTATATCATTGAAGTTGACAAAGCGCTGCATTTCGCGCCCGTCCATTGTCTCAAATTCCGCCTCGCTGTCCTCATGTATCGGATCGGAGATATAAGACGATATGACGCCGACCGGATCATCGCCGGAGAACAGAACAACATAAATGTTACAATAGGATACCAGTTTTCCGGTCGTGTTTTCCACAATGCCGGAAGCAACGACGCCGGACGGGTTATACGGGCGGGTGTCTCTGCCGAAGGTCACGTCCTTTGTCGGCAGAAAAGTAATTTCCTCGAACGCTTGTTGAAAGTCAATGGACGGAACGGCGGTAAGATTCCGCTCTTCGGTTGCGATAACTTCCTGCTGGAAGAAGTACGATTTTTCGCCTGGCTTTATGACGCTTGGATAACCGCCACCGATGTTCTTCGTTTCAACAATGTTTCCGGCTTCGTCCACGAGATCGACATAGCTCGGTTTTTCATAACTTAACGTTATATTGCAGTCGCCCTTGTTTTCGACGACGAAAAGGATTTGAGCAAACGTGTTTCTCCCGGCGTCATCCGTTCCAACTTTGCAGTTTGTGTACGTTATTTCGTAATCAATTACCGGTTCCGGCTGCGGCGTCGGTTCTGGTGTCGGTTCCGGTGTTGCTGTCGCTTCAACAACCTGACTTGCTTCTTCTTTCGCCGTTTGAGCCTCTGCGCCGCACGCGCAAAGCGTGAAAACGAGCGCAAAAACCAAGGCAAGGGCAAGCAGTTTCTTCCTCATAATATCCCACTCCTATTAAATTTTTGCTGTGAATATGTTTAGAATAACTCTTTTTACCGATAGAATCAAGGAGAAATTTGTCGAAAGGCAATAAAATAAGGAGGTCGAAATGGAAGAAGAGCGAAAGGAGCTTATAGAAATGATTTGCCAAATGACGGAGGAACAGTTTGCAGAGTTCACAAGGAGAGTACTGCTCCTGCTATCTGACGAAGAGCTGGAATTTTATCATCAGACAACGCATATACAAGGCTAAGCATTTCGGCTTTCTCCGGAGAAATCTCTTGGCCATCCATCTCAAGGAGAAAATCTGTTGATACTTTAAAATGCTGAGCAAACATAATTACATATTTTGAATTAGGCGACGAACCTTTTCTCCAAGCAGTTGGCTTTGATGTGCTAATTCCGAGTTCTTTACATACGGCTGTAATGTTTGTGTTGTTGGCTTTACAAAGACTTTCGAGAACATCAATAAACATAAAGAACACCTCTTAACAAACTCCGAAATCGGAGCTATAATGGACTTACAAAAACAGGTCGGCTTGAAATACTGCATCCCCGAAGTCTGCGGGGGATATAAAAGCGCTTGGATTAGGTTACTTAGATAGGATGATGCTTATCCCGTCGCCGTTGACGAAATAAGCGACACTATCCAGTTTCCAGCCTTTGGCGATGAGCGAGATCGCCTCGGCAAACGAATCTGTATAGAATCTCTTGATTTTCCCACCTCCCATCCGAGGGGACGCAGTATTTCAAGCCGACGAAATAAAAGGAGGATACGACGATGAAAACGAGAAATCAGCTTGAAAGGGAAAATTCGGAGCTGAAAGAAAAACTGAACGAGCTTACAGTTTCTCTCGAAACGGAAAAAACATTTAACAAGGCAATAAAAGAAGCGACGGAAAAAGGAATGCTACCGTTAAAGGGCATTGAGTGTACCGGCTGCAAACATTGTTTCGTGTACGTTTATAAAAGACGCGCCTTTGCTATCGCTTGCCGGAAGGATGTAGATTGCAAGGATTTTGAGAAATCCGAGTGGACAGTCAGCAACTACGCCGAGCACACATACGGAACCAGCCGTTTTATAATCGACCCGGACGAAATCTATATTAACAACCCTTACGCGCTCTGAACTAACAGAACAATGATCGCCGCCGCAACAGAAACAAGAATCGGGACAACGACGCTCCTTGCGAGAAAATCCGCTCCGGCATTGAAAATATAAATAGGTCTATATCTTCCTTTGGCGGTGATAACAACATAATCCGAGGTATAAGCCTTTGGCGTGCCGCGCAGAACGAGACCCATATCAATCAGACAGTCGCACAAGTTCCGCACTTTCTGATACGAAAACCCCGTCCGCGTCTCAAGCTCGGCGATAGACAAAGAGCCGCTTTCCTCATCTCGAAGTTCCTTCAAAATTCTTTTGGCACGTATTGGAATCATTGATATTATCCCCTTTGTGCAGCTCCGCTAATTGCGGGGCTGCTTTTTGTTTAATACGCCAAAAACTCTAAAATCGGAATTTTACCCATTGATTAAATCCGAAATTAGAGTTATACTGCTAATTGTAAAATCCATTGGACAAAAAAGGCAACAAAAAACCAAGCCCTAACGGAAAGGATTTCCGAAAAAGCTGCAAAACCGTATTGTGATTGCTGGCACTTTCACAATAATCTTTTTGCCGCAAAAAGTCAATGTTTTTTACAAAACACGCACAAGGGGGTGATGGAAATTTACGAGCTTTTCCGCGGTAAGATCGCCGAGCAGAAGAAATTGCGGCGGCTTACCAATGGCGACATTGCCAAGATGACGGGATACTCCGTCAGCACGATCAACGCATTCATGGCGGGCAACCGCGAGAATGACAAGATTGCCAACGCGATTGCGAAGGTGCTCGATATCGAGCGGTAACAACCGCTTACAGGGCAGACTTGACGGCATCAAATCCGAGAAGAAGGGAGAAGAATAAAATGCCCATCGTCATCAACCGAAACACTGGGGCAGTCAAAGCACGGGAAATCACGCAGGAGCAGCGCGACACTCTATGGTGCGAGCTTTTACGGAATTACATCCACAATCACCCAGAGGCGCTGACTGAGGAGCCGAAGGAGGACAAAGCATGAGCGAACCCACTTACGACGAGATCATGCAGGACAAAGACCTTGCATTTTCCGAAGCGGTAAAGGCCGGGGTTATCCAGCCGCAGTTGGACAGCCGCGGAAAGACGGCCTTTGACATGCTATGGGCGATCTTTTCAGTAGCGCACAACGCCGCCCCTAAGCAGTCGCCCGACACAACCGATGATCGCCCCGTGTAAGGGCTGTCCAGAGCGCTTCGTCGGATGTCACGCATCCTGCCCCCGGTACGAAAAATTCAAAGCCGGATGCGAAGCCCGGCGGGAAGCGCGGACAAAGCTGCACCCCATCGCCGATTACACCATCGACATTACCAAGAGAGTAGAAAAAGCGGCGCACCGCCGCAGAAAGTAGGAAAAACAACCATGACAAAAGCAAAGGCAACGTTCGCCACCACCGCGATCATGGCGCTTCTGGCGGCTGTGATCTTCTTCGTCTGGAAATTCGGAAACGGTCTCGGCTTTGCCGTCATCGAGGGCATCTTCGCCGTCTACGGATTTTCAAGCCTGGCCGATGACTGCTGCCGCTGGTTTCAAATGCCTGACACGTCGATCATGCAGAGAGGAGGACGGCATTGAACGACACACGTTACACGGCCATCGCCGCCGCCCTCCGGGAAGAGTTCCCGAAAGCCAATAAGGGCACGGTGAGCATGGCGCTGCACACGAACGACTACGGCGTGAAATTCTGCACCAGAGCGCAGGAAATTTACGACGCCGTTACGCAGCGAAAGCCCCGCAGACCGCGCCGAGTTAAGCCCATACGCTTACAGTGCCGCCTGACCGAAAGTACCGCACAGCGCGTTAAACAAGCGCTGGAAAGAAACGGCATCGCGTCCATGCAGACGTTTCTTGAATCCCTCGTGCTGGCTTGGCTCGCACAGTCTGAATGTTCCACCACATGGGCGGAAAAAGGCGAAAGCGCCGCCGGTGGAGATGACACCGACAGCGCTTACAGGAAAAACAACCTTGCTTCAAATTCTACAGCAAAGGAGGCGGAATTGTCAAGTGTCCAGAACGTGCCGCTGCCGTGACTGCGGCGAGGACGGTTTTTATCCCGTAGTCTATGCCGACGAGGGATACAGCTGGGAGCGCTGCCCTACCTGCGGGTCTGACCGTATCGAATGGGGGAATAAATGCCCCTTGTGCGGACGGTACGCCGAGGGAATCTACTGCGACGACTGCGCCCAGAACCTCCGCGACCGCTTCCACGAGCTTTTAATCTGTAATTTTGACAAAGAAGAGATCAAAGCATTAAACGAAATTTTTGATGGAAAGGAACTTGAATAATGGCTTACTACAAGAACGAATTTGACACCGGCTTCGTCGTTGACGAAAAGACCGGCGAGAGCACGGCAATGTTTACCGTCGGGATCACAGTCGCGGAATACCGCGAGCTCGTAGAAAGAGCCGCGAAGAACGAGGCGGCGCGCCTCGCCGATGACTACTGGGAGATGAAAAAAGAGAACATCGATCTGAGAGCCGAGCTTGCCGATTTCCGGAAGAAGCTCGCGGAGGTAAAGGAGGCGGCGGAATGAAGCGCTTTCGCCTCCTCCGCCCGGACGAGATCGAGTGCCGCATCCAGAAAATCTACGAAAGAAACGGCGTCGCAACATCCGTTGCCATTCTTCTTTACAAAACGGCCCGAACTGACGCAGACCTTCTGGATGAAACCGTCGGCAGTGACAAATGGGAGAACGACTTCAAGTTGATCGACGGCACTCTGTACGGCGGAATCGGCGTCGATTTCGGCGACGGTCATCTTGTTTGGAAATGGGATGCGGGAACGGAGAGCAACACCGAAGCGGAAAAAGGCCGCGCCTCCGACGCTTTCAAACGTGCCGGTTCCAAGCATGGCATCGGGCGTGAGCTGTATTCCTCGCCGAAAATCTTTATCGAAGCCGAAAAATGCAAGAAGCTGAAACAGAACGAGCGATCCGGCAAATGGGAATGCTACGACGCTTTCGATGTAACGAAAATCGAATACGACACATCAGAGCGCATCAAATCGCTGGAAATCTCCGTTGACGGGCGCGTTGTGTTTTCCTACCCGAAACGGAGCTTTCCAAAGGATACCCGCCCCGACCTGAACGCCGAATATGAGCCGCCGGACAAACCCGCCCCGCCGAAAGAAGCGCCCCCCATTTGCGCCGACTGCGGCAAGGCTATGAAAAAGGGGAAACGGCTGGACGGTACTGTGTGGCCGGTTGAGGAAGTAAAAGCTTATTCCGAACGTGCCTACGGCGTCTGCGTCTGCCCGGATTGCATCAGCAAGCGATTCAAGCTGGAAAAGCTCGAAGCACAGGCGCAGAACCTTAATCACGAAGACGCTGGTGATCGTCTGTGAAGGTTGACAAGGCAATCTGGGAGGGCGGCTACTTAAAGCTCCATACCGCGGACGTGGACGCGAGGCACTTTGCCTACGCGTTCACGCCGGGGGAATACGAGATCAAGCCCAAAAACATACGCAGCCTCGACGCGAACGCTTATGCCTGGACATTGATCGACAAGCTCGCCAATGCAACCGGCGTTCCGTCGTCCGAAATCTACCGCCGCGCCGTCCGCGACGTTGGCGGTAACATGAAGATCGTCTGCATCCAGTCAGAGGCGGCGGATGAGCTGCGGCAAGTCTGGGCATCAAACGGCCTCGGCTGGCAGTCCGATGTCACAGCGTCCAAGATCCCCGACTGCGTGAATGTGATCCTCTACTATGGTTCCTCGGTCTTTTCCCGCTCCACGATGAGCCGCCTTATAGACAACCTGATTCAGGACGCCAAGGCCGTAGGCATCGAGACCATGCCGCCGGACAAGCTCGCCGCCCTGCTGGGGGAATGGGAGGCGAGGAAGAAAAAATGAAAATCGAGCTTTTCAATGACAACTTCCAGAATTTCAAGAAGTACAACATACCGAAGGCGCAGCTTGTTATAGCGGATATCCCGTACAACCTCGGAGCGAACGCTTACGCCTCTAATCCGATGTGGTACGTCGGTGGCGACAACAAGAACGGCGAGAGCAAGAAAGCCGGGAAAGCGTTCTTTAATTCGGACGGCAACTTTAACATTGCCGAGTATTTTCACTTCTGCAACCGGCTCTTGAAAAAAGAGCCGAAGGAACGCGGCAAAGCCCCGGCAATGATCGTTTTCTGCGCATTTGAGCAAATCCCAACGGTCGTACAGTACGGACAGAAATACGGATTTCAACATTCCTATCCACTTGTATTTATTAAAAACTATTCCGCGCAAGTCCTCAAGGCCAACATGAAGATCGTAGGCGCTACAGAATACGCCGTTGTCCTCTACCGGGACAAGCTCCCAAAATTCAACAACGGCGGAAAGATGATCTTCAACTGGTTCGAGTGGCGACGGGACGGAAAGCAATACCCGAAGATTCACCCGACGCAGAAGCCCGTGAACCTATTAAAGCGGCTCATTGAGATCTTTACCGACCCCGGCGATGTTGTGATCGACCCGGTAGCGGGAAGCGGCGCAACCCTTCGGGCTTGCATGGAAACAGGACGTAGCGGGTACGGCTTTGAGATCATGCGGGATATGTGCCGCAAGGCGCAGGAACAGATGCTCACCGTAGAGCCAGACGGCCAGATGACGATGGAGGGAATATGAAGCGGATATCTTCCAAGCGCGCTAAGGCGTGCGCCATTCCCAAGGCCGTCAAAGAGCGCGTTTGGGAACGCGACCATCATTGCTGTGTGTACTGCAAATCCATCTATGCATTCCCCGAAGCCCATTATATCCCCCGTTCCCGCGGGGGATTGGGTATCGAAGAAAACGTCCTGACCCTCTGCCGCCTCTGTCACGACGCCTTCGACAACGGCACGGCGACGATGCGGCAGGAGATCGGACACTACTGCCGCGACTATCTCAAAGCCCACTATCGATGCTGGGACGAACAAAATCTAATTTACCGAAAGGATGATCCAAGATGGCTATAAACTCCTGCGTCCTCATGGGACGCCTCACACGCGATCCGGAAAAGCGCTACACCGCAGACAACACACCCGTCACGTCCTTCTCGATCGCAGTCAACCGCGACAAAGACCGCTCCGATTTCTTCGACTGCACCGCATGGCGAAAGACCGCCGATTTCGTCTCCACGTACTTCGCCAAGGGCGACATGATCTGCATCCGAGGCCGCATCCAGAACCGCGATTGGACGGATAAAAACGGCAACGCCCGCCGGTCAACGGAGATCGTCGCGGATGAGGTCAGCTTCTGCGGCGGCAAAAAAGACAAGCCCGACCAGAAGGAAGTCTACGAGCGCGCGAACCTCGCGCCGGTAGAGGATGACGGACAGCTTCCGTTTTAACGGAGGCGCACAATGGCATTAGAGAGCTTCAATGCCTATCACAGCTACCTTACTGCGATTGAACCACTCAACGACGCGGAGCGCGGGCGGCTTTTCACGGCGCTGCTCACTTACAGCAGCACGGGCGAAGTCCCCGACCTCCGCGGGAACGAGCGCTTTGTCTTTCCGCAGATGAAGTGGCAGATAGATAGGGATAAGGGCAGCTATAACGACTTCTGTGCGCGGCAATCCGAGAACGGGAAAAAGGGCGGCAGACCGAAAAAGCCGTCGGTTAATTCAGAAACCCAAAAAACCCAAGCCTTTTTTGAAAAACCCAAAAAAGCCAATAACAAAGACAAGGACAAGGACAAAGACAAGGACAAAGACAGATGTTTTCCCTCTGACGAGGAAAAACATAAAGGCGCTTCCGCGCTGGATGTGGCTTTGAACGATTTTGCGGAAATGCGGAAAAAGATGCGCAAACCGCTTACCGACCGCGCCCTTGCTCTCACGCTTTCCGAACTGGAAAAGCTCGCCCCCGGCGATGACGAGAAGAAGATCGCCATACTTAACCAGAGCATCCAGCGAGGCTGGCAGGGTGTTTTCCCGCTCAAGGACGAGCCGGAAGCGCCAAAGAAAACAGTTTCCGCCCCGCATGGAGATGACAGAGACCGTCTCGAAAGGCTTCTGGCAAATCTTAAAAATAAACCAAACGAGGAGGAAAGACCATGAGCGATAATATGCACGGCTTTAAAGCCTATGAACCCGGCTTGATCTGCCGTGGACACAAATACGAAGAGAACACGGTTTACAAAAAATCCGGTTACGGCATCTGCGTTCCGGGCGTAACACACTATTGCGTTAATCCGTTCGACGTTTTAGACCATTACCCGCTTGTCCGCCCGGACGGACAGTTCAGCGACTTTACAACCGTGGAAGCCATCGATCCTCCGGTAACGGATGACGACAAGAAATTCGCAACCAGCACGATTAAAATCGGCGTAAAGCTCGGACTTTCTGGCTTTATTAACGCCTGTGTTGATTTTCTGTTTGAGAAAACGATCAAAAAAATGCCGAAGCCGGAGGCCGTGGATGTTTCCAATGACGCGCAGATCGGAAGCTCCGGCGATGATGCGCAGATCGGCAGCTCCGGCAAATACGCGCAGATCGGCAGCTCCGGCAATGCCGCGAAGATCGGCAGCTCCGGCTATGCCGCGAAGATCGGCAGCTCCGGCAATGCCGCGAAGATCGGCAGCTCCGGCAATGCCGCGAAGATCGGCAGCTCCGGCAAATACGCGCAGATCGGAAGCTCCGGCGATGATGCGCAGATCGGCAGCTCCGGCAAATACGCGCAG